CTGGAGGCCGTGCCACTATACTGTGCCTTGAAGCCGTTGGCCTGCTTTGTGGTAATGATAATGTCTCCGACGGTGCCACCGGTTGCTCCTGTTATTTCGGCCGTCACATTGTAGGTGGTACGGTTCCTTGTTTTGGTCGCCGGTATGTCGACATTTTGAGCTGTATTTCCGGTGAGCGTCTTTTCAATGGCCACGACTTCGGCCTCGGCCTGTGCATCACGCTGCAGCCTTGCTCTCATGGCGAGCAGGCCGTTGAGTGCGATGGACTCAAAGATCCCAGCGTCCATGGTGTTGAAGTTTTCGGCGCTTTGGTCGGTGCCTTCCTGAACGCCTTCGACATGATCCACCCAGTTGATAGCTCTATACATTCATTTCGCCTCCTTTACACCGCGCCCTCTATGATGGGGAGCGTTATCTTGAATATTGCGCCCTGTCCGGATGCGACCGAGACATTGTCGGGCTGTTCAGCTGCCACCTCGCCGTCGATGTCGATGATCCTTATCCCTGTAATAGTGGCAGGGGCCCCGATGTTTGCGCTGCTAAAAACAGCATGGATCACGATGTTGTTTCCTTCGATGACTTTCCTTTGAATGGTGCCGTCGACGTAGTTGCTGCCGACTTTGGCTTGAACTTTGTGGATGTTTTTCATCCACCACGTTCTCCTCTTGGCCAGAAAATTACTTGTGTAAAATGCCACTGGTTTCGCCTCCTTTACTGCATTGTTTTGCGAGTGCCGCATTTTATGAAGTTGAACGCCTGCTTCGTTATGGATGCGCCCGCGGTGGCTGCTGCGGCTTCCATAACTTTCCCGACCATAGCCGGCTTATGGTTGAGCCCTGCCTTTGTTGTACCGGCCTTGCTGAAGTTGAAGGTTGTGCTGGTTATCACACGGCCGGCCTCTGCGGCTCTCTCTATGATTTTTCCGAGATATGCGGGCTTGTGTCTTGTCCCGCACTTAGGAAAATTAAAAACCGTAGGCTCCACCGTTCTGGCTGCTATGATGACAGCGCCGCACTCCTCATAATAGAAAATGCCGTCAAGTATAGAGCGGGCGCTTTTGGCTTCGGTGGCGATCCTGCGGAACTCTTGAAATATTTCGTCCGTCATGTCCTTGTTTGATGTCAGGACGATGAAGTGGTAAGGAGCTGCCTCGAATGGGTACGCTGCATCGAACCACTCCTGAACGTAACCGCTGCCGAAGTAAGCGCTGACCAGCTGCTCAACGGCTCGCTTGGTGCCGCGCTTTGAGTGAACCAGATCAGAGACTTTGATCGTTTCGCGCTTTCGATCCAGAGGAAGGGCCGAGCTGTACCAGTCGACATTTAGCTCCCACGCCAGCTCGTCAAGTTCCGCATCGTCAAGCTCGTCGATCTTATCCCATGTCCGCAGCTGCTTGACCTTGCTGCCGGGTTCCGTGATTAGTTTATTGACCGCTTTGGCCAGAGCCTCGACGGCTGCATCATCCCGCATGAATATCGGGATCAGCTTCCGGATGTCTGCATCTGATAGCCACATCATACCACCACCTCGTGAGAGACAACGAGCGATCCGCTGTGTTTGGCCACGGTCGTCTCTGATAGTTCTGTAAATGTCGGCTTGATGATGTCCACGCGAACCGCACCGACCAGATCGCTGGCCCATGAAGGGGCGAGGATCAGGGCGCGCAGCTTGTCGGGGTTGATGTCGCGATCCAGCGCCGAGTCTTGCCAGTAGATATACTGGTCAATAGCTCCACCGGGGCCCTCTATGGTCTCGATGGCCCGGCTCTCGTCCGCAGCCGTCGTGTAGTATTTGAGCTCAATGTCATAATAGTGGACGCTTGGAGCTTCGACGATCACATGGTCGGTGAGCGGCCTGACGTCGTCAGCGCTGCACGCAGCGAGCACCTTGTCGAGGATGCCTTGGCTCGGTATAACTCCACCGTAGCAGATCGGCACGATCTTCACCCGGCCGTCCATTGTCCGGTCGATTTCGATGCCGATTTCCTCAGCAGACTCAAGGGCGCCGCCCGGTTTCATCGTAATGGTGAGCAGCTCGTCCTCGTATGTTGCAGTATAGTCCGTTCCGGCTGTGGCCGGCGTAGAGCTTCCGGATGCGTACACCTTCAGGGTGTCGGGCAGTAGGTTGCTGCCGCCTTTATATGCCTTGCCGGCAGAGACAGGGAGCGTCCGGGTGATGGTTTCTTTTTCGTTCTGTACGACCACGTCGGAGATCGTTGGGTCTGCGGATTTAGCCCAGTATTTGTAAGCGTTTACTGGCCCGGCTGTCGATAATTTGGAAGGCGCGTTTCGGATCCTTTCCCGGAGACTGTCGTCGCTTTCCTCGTCGCTGCCCCCGGCTGTGGTTGTTATGTTTTCCACACTATCCACATACGGGATCAGGTCGACGATGACGTTGATGTCGCCGATCTTGATGTCGTTGTATATTGTACCGCCTTCCGTACTGGTTGCCTGTACTGTCACGGAAGTCGCTCCGGCCATGATGACGGCCGTGGTGTCTGTCGCGAAGTACCTGACATTATCATTTGTGACTCTGGTGCCGGCTGGGATGATCACATTCCACTCGACTGGCGCGTTCATCGAGAAGCGCAGCGTCGTGGTTGCCGGTACCGGCTCTTGTCTTGTTACGCCGGAGCGTTCGCCCAGTGCATCGAGGACAGGGCCCCGGGCATATCTGAGCATTTTTTGACGAGCTGCGTCATTGACGGCGTTATACATGGCCACGAAAAGAGGGACGAGAGCCTCCCCGAACAGGCGACGCTCGTCCCCGGGGTATAACGGCTCAGCCACGCCGTTCTCCAGCTCGCCGATGATCGTCGCGTGGATCTCCTGTGAGTCAGTCGTTATAAAATTAAGATCAGGCATTTGCGTCTCCCTCCTTTGCATGGTTGATGGTGATGCCTGCGTCCAGAAGGAAGTCGCCGGTGATGGTCGCGATGGCTCCTATGTTCACGCTGTCGACATCAATGCGCGGCTCAAAGTTCTCGAGGAGCCATGCGGCGTCGGCTGCCGCATCGCTTCCGGCGGTTGTTGCCGGCGAGTCGATGTTTGCGATGCTCAGCCCTTTGGTGCGCTCATATGGAACCTCTCCGCGAGCTATTCGCAGCAGGTTGGCTGCGCAGAGCTCTGGCCTGCTGTTGCCTTTTGCTTTCAATACGCATTCCTCCTTTACGCGAGCGATAAGTCTTTTGTATATACCCAGCTGTTGATCCCGTCCGGATGTCCGAGCAGCGCCCTGTCGTTTTTGATTTGAGAGACGACGTGCGTGCGGTCTTTCACCCACCCGGGGATCTTCTGGCCGGTTGCATAGTTGGAACCGACGATCTTGACCTTGCTGCCGACTTTCATGGTAGTGCTGCTTGCTTTCTGGAGCGCTGTGTTCGTCGGTTTGACTTCTGCTTTTGTTGCTGATGATGGGCCGACAGTTAGGGCCGTCCCTGTTCCGGTGGCTTTTTTTTCTTCTGCGATTTCCTCGAAGGTCATGCCGAGCTTGGCCCGGTGCATCCGGCCGAAGTCATCCAGCAGCACGTCGCTCAGGTCGATCCTCTTGAGCTGGAACTTTGGCCCGAACTTCTTGCCGGACAAATAAAAATAGTCGGACTTGCCGACCAGCTGTTCCCACTCTTTGATCTCTGCCTCGACATTGACGCCGAGAGCTGCATTGAGCTCGGTGGTGAATGACAGAGGCACCAGCTTCCGGCCTCGCTCATTGGTTGCTGGAGAGTCCTCGAGGTCTGTGTTGGTCTCTGCTTTTAACTCATAGGAGGTAGAGAGCCCGGTGAGTGTGAGCACTTTCTTCGGTGTTACCTCCCATTGTTTTGTCCTCCATTTCGCTATAACTGCCAATAGAACCGCCTCCTTTACTGTGGGCCGCTCGTTGTAGAGCTGCCGGGTTCAACGCCGCCATGGACGTGACCGTTGATGCTGTCGAGGCTTCCGGTGGCGATGTCGTCGTCGACCGTGAGACTGCCGTTGATCTCGACGTTTCCGCGGAGTACGCCGAACCATTCGCCGTCCATCCGGCCGAGCAGCTGCCCGGTGTGGTCGTCGAATATCACATAAATGACCTCGGTGCCTTTCTTGAGGTTTCCGGAAGCGCCGCGCATATACCACGGTATGACCACCGGCCGGGAGACGAGGCTGTTGCTTTGGCTTGGGCTCACTCTTGCCATGGTCAAGTCTCCATTTCTATCGGCAGGGCCTTCAATGGTCAGGATCGTGCCTTTTTCAATGTTTGCCATCAATATCCCTCCAATAGTTTCCTGAAAAAGAGCTTTGTCTCTCCCTTGATGTAGTCGTGGCGGGCTTTGGTTATGAATACAGGGCCGTCCCATGTGCTGGCCTTGGCCGTCTTGATGTTGATTAGGCTGGCCGCAGCATAGCCCAGCAGGAGGCTCTTTTTGATGGTTCCGGTGTAGCTGTCCTTGTTTGCTGCCCTGAGCAGGTTCTTAGCGTATCTCATGGCCTCGCCATTGCTTGTGCAGTTGATCGGGTTCCTCGGCCTTAGCACCCGGCTGGTGTTGCCACCGTTTGGCGCGGTGAATGTGCCTTTATATTTCCCACTGACTACCTCTGCGGAGCCATAAGAGAGGGCACTGTTGTCAAAATACTCGAACACACCGTCCTCGCCGATCTCCAGCGTGGCAGTCGGTTCCAGTCCTTCAATATACCGCTCGTCGTAGACGATCAGCTTCCCGTCAAATATAAGCATCCCGCATCCTTCAAGCTGGCACCTCTGAAGGTAGAACTCGAAGTCGGTCATGCCGTTCTGTGATAGGTAAGGGTAAATCTGATCCTTCACGCCGTAGTATGCAAAGTCAAGGCCGTGCCGTTTTGCTATGTCTTGGCCCAGTTGCAGGAAGCCGATGGACTCCCATGACCTGTTGTTGATGTTCTCGCCACTCAGGGGCATGGACATCGCTCTCAATGTAAAGAGCCCGTTCTCCGGTTCGATCCCGGAGACGAACATTTTCCCGGTACGGGCCGCGCCCTCAACGAGCTCGACCTTTTCGCCCTTGACCGGGTTCCATTTGCTCCAGAGGCCCTTGGTGTCGTTGAAGCGTATGACCAGTGTGTCGCTGCGGCCGGATGCGTTCATTTCATGGACGCAGGCATTGACCGATACACTCGGCCATATATCCACACCTTCGTATATTAGCTTCATGATGTGCTTTGCCTCCATGGCGGCAGCGTGGCGGGCGTTTCCACGCTGTCGAAAATAGGGATCCTCAGCGGCACGTCAGCATCGAATATTATGACGTCGGCATAATCCGGATTATATTCGATGATGCGGCTCGCCATTTTCTCGTCATTGTAAACAGACAGGGCGAGCGCGTCGAAGGTGTCGCCCTGCCTTGTGGTATAGTTAATAAATCGCGTGACGCGCAAAGTCTCCGACCTCCCTTCTGGCCAGCCAGCGCTCAAGCCAGTCAAAGAACTCGAGCTCGTGCTGCTTCAGTTTTTCCATGAGATCGCTGGTGTCTGTGCTTCCGTCGGCCTCGATCTGCGGGTTGTAGTGGAAGCCAGAGAAGTCGTAAATGATGACTGTGGACTCCGTCAGCCCGGCGAGTGAAAAATCGTCAAGTCCGAGAAGTTGACCGGCTTGGGCCCAGTAGCCTATGTTCTCTTTGCGGTGCGCCGGGTCAAAGGATATAATGGCTTCTGTGCCAGCTTCTCCGGCGATGCTTATGCCGTCGGTGAAGCCA